CCCGGTCGTACTTCTTCCGCTTCTCTGGCATCGTGCTCCTCATTATCGATGCCTCTACGGTTCGGGGGGAACCTCAGTGGTGGCATTCGACGACTACGGCGGCAGCAAAGGCACACAAGTCATCCAAGCCGTCGACCATCTGATCGAGACGGGCCGGCTGGTGTGGGTGGAGAAGATCGGCGAACGACTCGCCATCACCCGACCCACCGAACCCGAGGGGGAGTGACCCACGCCACACGCCCACCAGCGCCTCAAGGCATTGGCCGGTGTGTGTGACCCAGGGGTAGGGGGTTCCGATGCCTTTCTCGTCGACCACGATCCGAACCCGCCGGCGCGCTGAGGTACGTCGGCGTGATGGTGACGCACCCTGCGCCCTGCAGATCACGGCTGACTGCCAGGCAGCTAATGGGCTGATCGAGTACGAGGCGAATCCACCTCATCCGCGTTCGTTTGAGGTCGACCACGTCGTTTCAACGGTTGAGGCGGAAAGATTGGGGTGGTCGCCGGTTGAGGCGGACGCCTTGGACAACTGCCAGCCTACGTGTCGTCAATGCAATCGTGAGAAGTCTTCCGGAGTGCGGGAGGTTGCGCCGGTTCGTCCGACGTATGTGAATCCGCGCTTCTCCTAGTTTTTGCGCCGATTCTGGTGCACTACGCCGACGCTGGGCGGTCAACCGGCGGTTTGGGAGGGCCGGATGGCCAAGTATGAGTCGCTCACCGAGGCTATGGAAGCCGGGGATGAGCTTGCCGAGGCTGAGATTCGCTACCAGTTGTTGGCGGAGGCGTTTGTGGAGAAGCCTCAGTTGCGGTCGCAGTTGAACACTCAGATTGAGCGTGCGAAAGCTGAGATCGTTCGACTGCGAGCACTCGCGAAGAAGCCGGAAGCGCCAGAGAAGGCTGACGGCAAGGTGATTGCGTTCAATGCCGACCGCTTCCGCAAATCGGGCTAACCCTGCTCCGCTCGTTGATGTAGCCCGTTACTGCGTCATCCCGGATGACATCGCGTTCACTCGCTATGACGAGCTGATCGCTCCGGAGTTGCCGGGGATGGGTGTTGTTCTCGACCGGTGGCAGGAGGACGTCTGGTACGCGGCTCTCGGGTTGCGTGAGGACGGTTCGCTGGCGTGTGACGTCATGGGTGTCACGCTGAGTATCAGCCGGCAGTGCGGCAAAACGTGGGGCATCATGGTCGGCCTGGTCGCAATCTGCCTGTCACGGCCGGGGACGTTGGTGATCTGGTCGTCGCACCACGACAGGACGTCGTCGGAAACATTGACGAAGATCGCCGGCATTGTTGAGAAGCCGTTGATTCGCCCGAAGATGCGGCCTCAGCATCCGGTCGTGATGACTGACGACAGCCGGGGTGTGCACTTCGCCAACGGGTCACGAATCCTGTTCGGAGCCCGCTCCGCTGGGTTCGGTCGAGGGTTTTCCGAAGTCGACATTCAGGTGTATGACGAATGTCAGAACCTGCAAGAGGCCGCCTTGACGGACATGTTGGCTGCGATGAATGTCAGCGACTTGGGGTTGGCGTTCTTCATGGGCACCCCGCCGCGGCCGAAAGATGTTGCGTTGGGCGTGCATGAGGCGTTCAAACGCCGCAGGGACCGGGCAATCGACGACAAGAAGCGACGACCGTTCAAGGGTGTGTATGCGGAGATGTCGCCGAACCGCCCTGACGATGTCATCGCCGATATTGATGCTCCGGGGTTTTGGGACAACCTTGGTGAGGTGAATCCGGCGTTCGGATTCCGTGTCGACAGATCCGCGATTGAACGTCTGGTGGAGAATATGTCTCCCGAGGACGTGAAGCGGGAAGTGTTCGGCATCTGGGACAAGACGAACGAAACCTTGGCGGTGGTGTCCCGCGACGACTGGAAGAACCTTTCAGCGGTGCCCGACAACTTGGGGGCGCCAGCATCGTTTGGGATCAACGCGACACGGTCGGGCTGGTTTTGGATTGATGCGTGTTGGCGTGACGGCGATTCGGCGCACGTCGAGATCGCGATGGGCACCCAGTCCGAGGTTGAGGCGATGAATTTCCTCACCAAGAACATCACTCGCCGCACTCTGGTCAAACATGACTCGACGGGTGCGGCGAAGGCGGTGGGCGAGAAGCTGAAGCAACTTGGCTACGCCGCGTCCGCGTACACACAGAACGAGGTTGGGGCCGGCAATGCGTTGTGGCTCGGAATGGCAGAGGGGGGTCGGCTGTCACATGGTGGGCAACAGGAACTCTCCGACGCGATCCGAGGGTCACGGCGACAGGACAGAGCGAACGGAGGGTGGTTCTTGATGCCCCGTTCGGAATCGTTCGACATCGGTCCCGCGTTGGCGATGTCCGCAGCAATCTATGCGGCGATGACTTCTCGGCAGCCGACAGGCACAGGAAGGTCGGGAACTTCCGGTCGGGTAGCGTCAACAGGCCGCCGTGCGGGGGTGATGTAGATGCAACCCACAACGGTACGTATCTCAGACCTGTCCGACGATGAAAACGCCCTCGTCAACGAGCTTCTCGGCGAGATCGAGCGTCTCCGGCTGCGTAACCTTCTGCGGACGTCGTACTACGACAACAAACGCACCATCCGCATGATCGGGACTCTCATCCCACCCCAATATTTCAATCTGGGATTGGTCGTGGGCTGGGTTGGCAAGGCGGTAGATGCGCTTGCGCGGCGTTGCAACCTGGACGGGTTCGTGTGGGCCGACGGAGACCTCGCAAGCATCGGCGGCGGCGACGTGTGGGAGGACAACTACCTGGCGTCAGAAGTCGATGGTGCCATCATCGCCGCGATGCAGCACGGGCCGGCGTTCCTGATCAACACTGTCGGCCAGGATGACGAACCCGAAGCGCTGATCCACGTGAAAGACGCCACGGAGGCGACCGGCCAGTGGAACCGTCGCCGCCGGCACCTCGACAACCTGCTTTCGGTCATTTCGAAAGACGAGGACGGCAACGTCCTGGAGTTCGCGCTATACCTGAACAACGCAACCATCACTGCGAGCCGCGACAAAGCCACACTGCGGTGGCAGGTGGAGCGGTTTGAACACGTGTACGGCGTTCCTGCCGAGGTGTTGCCGTACAAGCCGTCACCCAAGCGGCCATTCGGGCAGTCCCGCATCACCCAGCCCATCATGGGTCTGCAGGATGCCGCGGTGCGTGAACTGGTTCGCCGCGAAGGGCACATGGATGTGTACTCGTACCCCGAGTTCTGGCTGTTGGGTGCCGATGAAACGGTGTTCCGTAACGCCGACGGCACCCAGCGGGACATGTGGAACATTCGGCTCGGTCGGATCAAGGGCATCAATGATGACAAGGATGAAAATAATCCTCAGTTGGCTCGTGCTGATGTGAAGCAGTTCCCGGCGTCGAGCCCGGAGGCGCATTGGTCTGACGTCAACGGTCTGGCGAAGCTGTTCGCCCGGGAGGCGTCGTTGCCTGACACTGCGGTGGCGATCAGCGACATGGTGAATCCCACCTCTGCAGAATCCTACGATGCGTCCCAGTACGAGTTGATCGCCGAGGCTGAGGGGGCGGTGGACAACTTCACCCCACCGTTGCGGAAGGCGTATGTGCGTGCCCTGGCGATGCGAAACGGTATCGCCGTCAACGAGGTTCCGGATAGTTGGAAGACGATCGATGCGCAGTGGCGGAACCCGCGGTACCTTTCCAGGTCCGCAGTGGCTGATGCGGGAATGAAACAGTTGACTGCCGCACCTGAACTCATGGGAACCGAAGTGGGGTACGAACTTCTCGGCCTCACCCCTCAGCAGATCAAGCGCGCCCTATCGGATCGCCGCCGTGATGCTGGTCGGTCGATACTGAACACCCTCCGGAACGCTGATGCCGGCAACGCCAACCGAACTGCGTAGCCTACTCGTTCAGCTCAGCGACAACGCTGACGCCGACCTCGCAGCCCTGTGGGCGCAGTTGGACTCCTCCACGGTCACCGAGGGGTTGTTCGACGTACTCCCTGCACTTGTCGGTGACTATGGGGATGCGGCTGCGGCGTTGACCGCCGAATGGTACGACGAGCATCGAGCAGACCTGAACGTTCCTGGTTCATTCCGCGCCGATGTCCCCGCGACCCCCCAACTCGGGGCCGACGCACTCGCTGGCTGGGGATCGACACTCGCAGAGGCAGACTTCGCAACTGCACTGCCGAAAATTGCTGGCGGCCTCACCTTGCGGGTGTTAAACGCCAGTAGGGAAACGTTAACGATCGCCACGAGCGAAGACCCACAAGCTCGCGGTTGGCAGCGTTCCGGCCGCGGTGAGTGCACTTTTTGCCGGATGCTCATCGGCCGCGGAGCCGTGTACACGAAGACGTCAGTCCGGTTCGGATCGCATGACAACTGCAAGTGTGTGGCTGTCCCCGCTTTCGGTGGGCGGCCCGTGCCGGTCAAGCCGTACAAAGTGTCCGCACGGAACATCACTGATGCTGACCGCGCCCGAGTCCAAGAGTGGATAGCGGCGAACCTCTGAATACTTCCCCTCGTCTTGAGGGGCAGCGCCCACGGCAGCGCTCCAATGCCGGTCGACCGTCCGACGGGACAGAAACGGGAGTTCTAAATGAGCGACAACGATCCGCAGGCCGATCCGACCGGCGACCCCAGCGGGGAGCCGAAGGTGGAGCCGAACGAATCGAAGACCTTCACTCAGGAGGAGGTCAATCAGATCATCGGCAAGACGCGTACTGAGGAACGCCGCAAGGCAACCGAGAAGTACTCCGACTACGACGATCTGAAGAAGGCTGCGGAGGGCAAGAAAACCTCCGATGACCGGCTGGCCGAACTCGAGAAGAAGTATGCGCAGTCCGAGGTGAACTCGTTGCGGCTGCGTGTCGCAGGTGATTACGGGATCAGCACGAAGCGCGCCGAGGACGACGGCCCGTCTGACGCTGAACTGTTTCTCACCGGAACTGATGAAGAGACCCTCATAGCCCAGGCGAAGAGGCTCTCCGACCGTGCGGCCGAGCAGGCGAAAGCCGAAGCCGAACGCAAGAAGAAAAACCCCACAGTGCCCAAGGAGGGCACATCGACACGGACCGGAACGACCACCGAAGAAGACGACCGCGAGTTCGCGCGCACCTTCTTCGGGGGAAGTCCCTAACCCGAAAGGAACACTCTCATGGTCGCTCTCGCAACCGGAACATTTCAACTGCCCAAGCACATGGTGCCCGGAGTCTGGCAGAAGGCGCAGGGCCAGTCCGTCCTCGCTCGCCTGTCGGCCGCCGAACCCCAGGAGTTCGGTGAGCAGCAGTACATGACGCTCACCGCCCCGCCGCGCGGCGAGGTCGTAGGGGAAGGTGCGCAGAAGAGCGAATCGACTGCCACCTTCGCGCCGGTCACCGCCATCCCCCGCAAGGTGCAGGTCACCCAGCGGTTCAACCAGGAAGTCAAGTGGGCCGACGAATCCCGCCAGCTTGGGGTTCTGCAGACGATGTCGGATCTGTCCGGCGTTGCACTCGGCCGCGCACTGGACCTCATCGCCATCCACGGCATCAACCCGCTCACCGGTGCGGCTCTGTCGGGTTCGCCGGCGAAGATCCTCGACACCTCCAACACTGTCGAGCTGACGTCGGCCACGCTGGCCACCCCCGACCTCGCCATCGAGGCCGGCGTGGGCCTGGTGCTGGACGACAGCCTGGCTCCAGACGGTATCGCGCTGGACAACAGCTACTCGTTCAAACTGGCGACGCAGCGTGATTCGCAGGGCCGCAAGCTCTATCCAGAGTTGGGTTTCGGAGCGGACGCCTCGTCGTTCTCCGGCCTGAACGCGGCGGTGTCGGACACGGTGCGCGGCGGCCCGGAGGCTGTGACCGCATCGACCGGCGCATACGCCTCCACCAACCCGAACATCAAGGCCATCGTCGGTGACTTCTCGGCGTTCCGTTGGGGTGTTCAGGTGAGCATTCCGCTGGAGCTGATCGAGTTTGGCGACCCCGACGGCCTCGGCGATCTGAAGCGTCAGAACCAGATAGCGATCCGCGCGGAGGTTGTGTACGGCATCGGCATCATGTCGACCGACGCGTTCGCGGTGGTCAAGGATGCCGTCGAGGACGGCTCCTAAACCCAACAAGGGGAGGGCAACTCGTGACTGAGATCATCAATCTCAACGACCTACCTGAAGCTGTCGCAGCAAATGCGATGTCGGATACGTGGGTTTCTGGGGCGAATGCTCGCGCGTCACGGGTTGCCCCCTGCCTGGGATCGGTAGATCCATCTCCGACTGAGGATCAGTTGGCTGAGGCCAAACTGATTCTGGTTGGTGCGGTCATCCGGTGGTCGCAGGCTGGTTCGGGCGCTCTCCAGTCTCAGACGGCTGGCCAGTACGGCGTCACTTTCGATACCCGTCAGCGTGGCGGATTCAACCTGTGGCCCAGCGAAATCACGCAATTGCAGGACATCTGCAAGAACGGCACGGAAAACCAGGCGTACTCGGTGGATACCGTGCAATCGGGCAGCTACCACTCACCGATCTGTTCGGTGTACTTCGGTAGTGAGGAGTGTTCGTGTGGTGCTGTGCTGGCAGGATCACCGATCTATGAGCAGGGCGTCGGATGACGTTCCCAGCGTTGTTCACCGTCCAGTACCTGGAGTACTCGGCTTCCGGTGGGGTTGATGCGCACGGCAACGAGATTGCCGGGTGGGCAGATCCGGTGGAACGCCAGGTCATTGGTTGGGGTGTTCCGGACACATCGGAACCCGCAGTGGTCGGGCACGATCGGGACACCGTGGACATCGACCTGTTCGTTCCCGCTGATTGGGTGTCGTCGCCGCAGGATCGGGTGGTTTTGCCTGACATGGGGCAGATGGAGCAGATCGGGCATGTCCAATTCACTACCGGTAACCCGTTTGGGTGGGTTCCGGGGCATGTGGTGAAGCTAAAGCAGGTCAACGGATGAACGTCTGGACCATCAACCTGAAACAGGTGAACGGATGACACTGCGCATCAAGCACAACCGGAAGGCATATCGGGACTTACTGAAAGGCCCCGAGGTGCAGAAGGACATCCAATCCCGCGTCGACGCCATCTGCGATGCGGCCGGTGACGGCTACGAGTGTGCGGTGAACGACGCCCCAACGCGAGCCCGCGGAGCCGTGTGGACTGCGACAGCGAAAGCCATGAAAAGCAACGCCAAAGACAACACCCTGATCGAGGCGTTGGGTCATGGCGCTTGAACTCGTCACGTTCACGGGGGTCGAGTCCACGATCCGCACATACCTTGTCCCGAAGTTGACGGGCGTGCAGGTGGCGACGAAGGTGCCGAACCCGCGGAAACCGCGAATGGTGCGGCTGCAAGCATCGGGTGGTTCACGGCGTACCCGTGCACTGTCGCGGCGACTGCTGATTGTGCAGTGCTGGGACGTATCCGAACCGGCCGCCGCCGAACTATCGGAGCGGGTTGCCGCACTGCTGATCGCCGCCCAATACGATCCGACCGCCCCCGATATTCGGGGCGTGCAGATGGTGGGTGAACCTACCTCATTCCCCGACCCTGGTACCGCGTTACCGCGCTATCAGTTCACCGTGTCCATAGATGTTCGCGGGCACGTCACAACTGCATAAACAACTGAACAACCTCCACCTTTCAGTGCCGGGTCCACACTTGCCTGAAAGGGGCACCCCATGGCTTCCTCAGCCTCCAATGTTTTTGCCGCGCAGCCGAAGGCCACCGGTGCCCTCCGGTATGCGCCGCTCGGCACCACCGCACCCACCGACGCCTCAGCTGCCCTCGATGTCGGCTGGATCGATCTCGGCTACATCGGTGAGGACGGTTTCACCGAAACCCTCACCCGCGACACCGAGAAGAAGAAGGCGTTCGGCGGTGCCACCGTCAAGGTGCTGCAAACCGACTTCGCCAACACCTTCCAGTTCGCGTTCATGGAGTCGATCAACGCTGACGTGCTGAAGCGTGTGTTCGGCGAGGGCAATGTCACCGTCTCCGGAGCGAACATCACGGTCGCGAAGAACAAGAAGGTGCTGCCGCACGAGTCGTACGTCATCGACACCGAGGACGGCGACAACCTGCTCCGCACCTACATTCCGGACGGCCAGATCATCGAGGTCGACGACATTGTGCGTGTCCACACCGACACCATCATGTACACGGTCACCGTCGAGGCGTTCGAGGACGAGTCGGGCAACAACAGCTACGACTTCCACTCCGTGGACGCCCTCGCGTCCGGTTCCTGATACCCGTCCCGGCGAGTTTTCCCGTTGGACCCGGCACGCTCGCCGGGACGGTTCTAGTCCGGGTCCAACAAACATCACACAACATGAAGGCTGGGTCCAACAATGGCGACTGAAAAGTTCCACTATCTGCCGGAGGGTGCGCCGAAGTCGAAGGGGATTGTTCTCCCGAGGTTCGGGCAACTGCCGGGTGGCGTGTTCCGCAAGCTGCGCAAGTCCAGTGAGGATGAGCAGTTTTTCGGGCTGCTGGAGATGCTGGTGGAGAAGAAACTCATCACCGAGAAGACGCTCGAACTGATTGATGAGATGCCGATCGCCGAGCAGATGCGGATGATGCAGGCGTGGCAGCAGGAGGCGGGCATCACCCTCCCGGAATCGCCGGCCTCCTCGACTGCGTAGATGCGCATCGGGAGGCTGTTTCCGCTGACTTGATCGACAAGGGGTTGCGGCTACGTGATCTCGGCACACCACACTTCGAGTGGTGTGATTTGAAAGCAATCATCTCCACCGCCGGCCCTGACACCCACCTGTTCCGGGAGTTGTATCCGGATGAGTGGCAGTGGGATCTGCACGCTCACATGCTGGCGGATCTGATCGATTTGACGCACTTGCTGGTGTGGTTCAAAACGAAGGATGGGGCGAAGGGCCGTAATCGGCCGAAGCCGTATCCGCGTCCTGGTGTTGAGGATGAGGGTTCGCGGACAGTGAAGGGGACGGCTCGCCCGTTAGATGAGGTCCGTAGCCGTTTGTCGGTGCCGCGGACGGCCGCTTAAACCTGTTCCTGAGTGACGACCGTTCCCGTCCCGTCTTTGACGATGACGAACAGAATGTCTCCGAAGTCTCCACCCCGCACGAGGTTGATGACGCCGCGTTGGATCTGGGTGGCGGTTTCCTGGTCGCCGGCAGGTATCTGTGCCCGCACGGTAGCCATACCGTTCTCCACTTCGACGTCTGTGACCGTCATCCCCCAGGACGTTTCGCCATAGTTGTCCTGGATTGCCTGCGACAGGTCCGCATGCTGCGTTTCGTCAATCTGCGACATGGGCGACTCCGTCTGCGGGCCTTCTCCGGTGTCTGCGCTTGCGCAGCCAGTCGCGAGTGCGAACGCCACCACTGAGATTCCAATCCACTTTTTCATGCGCCGAATGATACGCGCACCGACATGCTTGGGGGTTGCGGATGGCTGTGGAGTTGGCAACTGCCTACGTGTCCGTGATGCCGTCGATGCGGGGATTCCAGACTGCTGTCAACAAGGAGTTGGCGGGGGTTGAGAAATCGGCACAGCAAACCGGGCGACGGGCCGGTGGGCTCATGTCCGGTGCGGTGGGTACCGCACTCAAGACGGGTGGGGTGGCGGCTGCCGCTGGCGTGGGCACGCTTATGGCCACAGCCCTCGGTAAAGGGTTCAGTCGACTCAAGGACATCGATCAGGCGCAGTCGAAGCTGCGTGGCCTCGGGCATTCGGCGCAGTCGATCACCACCATCATGGAGTCGGCGAATGCTGCGGTGAAGGGCACAGCGTTCGGGCTGGGGGAGGCTGCCGATACTGCCGCGGCAGCGGTCGCGGCCGGCATCTCTCCTGGGGATCAGTTGACCACCGTGTTGAAGAACGTGGCCGATGCCGCCACCATCGCGGGCGTCCCCATGAACGAGATGGGTCTCATCTTCAACAAGGTAGCCGCCTCCGGGAAACTTCAGGGCGACGAACTCAACCAGCTGATGGAGCGGGGCATCCCCATCCTGTCGCTGCTGGGTAAGACCACCGGCAAGACCGCGGCCGAGGTCCGGCAGATGGTTTCGGACGGCAAGGTCGACTTCGAGACGTTCCGCCGCTCAATGGAGCAGGGAATGGGTGGCGCCGCACTCGAATCGGGCAAAACCTTTCAGGGCGCGCTCAACAACGCTATGGCTGCGCTCGGACGGCTGGGGGCCGCGGTCCTGGGACCGGTGTTCGAACGTCTCCCGGGGATTCTCGATGGACTGACACAGAAGTTTGACCACTTCCAAAAGAACATTCTGCCTGGTATTCAGTCGAAGCTGTCGGCGGTGGGCAACGCCTTTAAATCTGTGGGCATGTGGATCAAGGACAACCAGACGTGGATTGGCCCACTTGCCGCCGGAATTGCAGGGATCGCGGCAGCCTGGGGTGCGTGGACTCTCGCTTTGACGGTGTGGCGTGGAGTTGTGACCGCCGGCATCGCGATACAGGCAGCGTTCAACGCTGTCATGGCGGCGAATCCGATCGGCCTGATTGTTCTTGCGATAGCGGGCCTGGTGGCGGGTCTAACCTATTTCTTCACGCAGACCGAGCTGGGTAAGCGCATCTGGGATTCCGTGTGGAACGGAATCAAGAACACTATCTCGGCGGTGTGGGGATTCCTGTCTACCAACGTCTTCCCCGCTATCGGTGCAGCCTTCCAGGCTATCGGTGCGGCCGCTACCTGGCTGTGGCAGAACGCTATCGTCCCCGCCTTCAACGGCGTCCGGTCGGCAGCATCCCTGTTGTGGTCCGGTGTCAAAACGGTGTTCGACTGGCTACGCGGCGGCATGCAAGCCGTCGGCAACGTCATGTCCGCGGTGTGGACCAACGTCATCAAACCGGCGTGGGATGCGCTCGGCAACGGCATCCGGTGGGTGTGGGACAGCCTCATCCGGCCCGCCTTCGACGCAATAAAAACCGCGATCGGCAACGTCGGTAACACGTTCTCCACCATCGCTGAAGGTATCCGCGTCGCGTGGGACAAGATCAAAGAGTACGCCCGCGCACCCATCTCATTCGTCATCAACACGGTGTGGAACAACGGCCTGTTGCGGGTGTGGGACAAGCTCGACGACTTCCTACCGATCCCGAAAGCCCCCGGCCCGGTCGCGTTCGCGAAGGGCGGCCCGGTGCCGTTCGGGCATGGCGCCCAGCGCGGTAAGGACTCGGTGCACGCCCTGATGATGCCGGGCGAGCACGTGTGGGACGTGGAGGACGTGAAACGTGCCGGCGGACAGTCCGCCATGTACGGGATGCGTGACGCTGTTATGTCTGGGCGTCCGTTCGCGTGGACGCCGCAGGGTGTTGGTCCGATCGGTGAGGGTGGTCCGCTGCCCAAGTTCCGTGACGGTGGTGCGGTCACCGCTGGCGCGAAACTCGCCGCGTCCGGCGGTGAGGGCGGTTTGCAGCCCATCGGTGTGCTGATGAAGCGCCTTATCCATGCGTTGTGGCCGTCCATCAAGACGATCGGCGGATACCGTCAGGATGCATACCCGGAGCATCCGTCGGGGCGTGCCCTCGATGTGATGGTCGGGTCGGATAAGAAGACCGGCGATCAGGTCAACCAGTGGGCGCACGCCAACCATCCGCAGTTCCCGTTGACTCATTCAATTTGGCAGCAGTCGATGTGGTATCCGCCGAACATGCGGCGCCAAGGCATGGCCGACCGCGGCAGCCCCACCCAGAATCACATGGATCACCCCCACATTTGGTGGGAGCCGCAGAACGTCAACCCGAACGTCGTGCCCGAAGGTTTGGTTGGGTTCGATGGGATGACGCCGCAGGACAAGCGCAACTGGTTGGCGGAGAAGGCCCGCGAGGTCATCAACAACCTGTTGGGCGGCATCAAGGATGCGGTGTTGTCGCGGTTCCCCGGCGGGGAGACGGTGTTCCAGAATCTGCCTAAGGCGTTCATGGATGGCACGTTCGGCAAGTTGATGGACAAAGCCATGAGTGTGGTTGCGACTCTCACCAATCCGGGCAAGTGGTATGACATGGGCAAGGACATCCTTGGGGATGTTGTGAAGTCCACATTCCACACCGTGACCGGCGGGTTGTTCCGTGACCAGGGTGGGTTCATTCCGAACGGCATGTCGGTGGTGCGTAACGAGACCGGTAAGCCTGAGGCGGTGCTGAACTGGCAGCAACTTGAACTGATCAAAGCGATCATGGACAAGTTCAAGGTGGATCGGTCGACCGCGCTGCGTAAGGCGGGTATCGATGGGAACACCGGGCGTCAGGTGCGGAACCCTGATTCGGATGCGAAAGCTGTTGCTGATGAGTTGAAGAAGAACCGGCAGCAGGGCTACGAATCGGACAGCCTGAAGGCGAAGCAGGATTACGAGCAGGCGAAGCTGGAACGGCGCCAATCCTACGATGCCGAGGTCCGGAAACTGCGGGCCGAGTATGAGGCTGAGCGGATTTCGAAGCAGGAGTATGACCGACGCAAGGCCGAGTTGAAGCGACTTCACGACGAGAGTGAGTTGGCGAAGAAGCAGGAGTTCGAGCGGCAGAAGCTCTCTGCGAAGCAGCAGCGTGACAACCAGACAACCGCAACCCCGTCGGTGAGTGGGTCGGAGGAACCGCAGTTGTCGCCGCAGGCCGAGTACGACAAGCAGCGTGCGGACAGCATTTCGTCGGCGTTCGGCAATGCCGCCAAGTCTGCGGTTGAGGGTCAGATGCAGGACGTGTTCGGCATCTTCTCCATCAACGATTCGCCCCCGTTGTTGGCGGCCTACAACCAGTATGTGGAGGACAAGAAGGCGTACGACGAGATGCGGAAGCGTCAGTCGCAGTTCGAGTCCGGCACCGGTGAATACGCGCAGTCATCCTCTAGTGGATCTGGCGGCTATGTGGAGCCGGGCAATCCGTACGGTCCGGGTGGGGATGTGGAGTTCTCCACCGAGCAGTCGAAGGTGCAGAAAGTTCCTGAAGGCCCGGCCGGCGCCCCATCCATCACCTACAACCAGTCGGGTGGTGCTGAGCAGTGGCGGCCGCTGGCGAAGTGGGCCATTGACTATGTGAAGCGCGGGTTGAACTCGGCTGGACCGCAGGTGCAGGCGATGGTGGAGCAGATCGGCGATGAGTCGGGCGGAAACCCGCGGGCACAGAACAACTGGGACATCAACGCCCAGAATGGTGTGCCCTCGGGTGGGCTGCTGCAGGTGATTGAACCAACGTTCCAAGCTCACCGTGACAAGGCGTTGCCGAATGACAAGTTCCATCCGACCGCGAACTTGGTGGCCGCTCTGCGCTATTACGTGTCCCGCTATGGCACTGACCTCACCACACGGTGGGGCAAGGGTAAGGGTGGCTACAAGTTGGGTGGCTATACGGGGAACCTCGGTGTGAATGATGTGGCGGGCGTGGTGCATGGCCGCGAGTATGTGATGCCTGCTGGCCCGACCCGCCGTAACCGTGCGGTTCTGTCAGCAATGCATGCGGGCACAGATTTCGTTCCGGCCGGTTCGGCTGGTGGGATGCGGGATTCGGTCACCTACAACATCTCCACGGCGCGTGTCGAAGACGCATTCCATGAGGCACGCCAGCAGGAGGATCGGAGGGCGGCAATGGGACTCAGTAGGTGGCGATGACGGCACTGATCCAGCTCATCACTGATGACGATGACGCCATCGTTTCAGGCCCTGGATACAGGTCATCGCCAATCCAGTTGGATGTGTCGCCTACGGGGATGTTCTCGACAGCGTTCACGTTGCGCACCATTTCGGGTGCGTTCCAGATTGGCGGTCGTCCTGCCGGCACGGACATTCCAGTTCGCGAGGTGACGCTTCCTTTCCACCTGCATGATGCGGGAGATGGCATCGAGGCGACTATTTCCCGGTTTCGCCGTATGTGGCGGATGGGGCAGACGGTCACCTTTATGTACACGTCGGATCTGTCTGGGTCTCGTTGGCTGAAGCTGCGTATCTCGAAGGAGATCGGGTTCACCAGTGAGGTGGATTGGAACAACAATCAGTATGTGCAGGCGGTGGTGTCAGCGGTTGCGTTGCAGCCGATGTACGAATCAGCCGAAGACATCCAATCGTTCGAAAACCCGTCCAGCGGTGAACACACCGGGTATTTGACGATCTGGAATCCCACTCCGAATCCGTTGTGGTTGGAGTGGGCGATCGACCCCGCTACGGAGGTGCAGTTCCCTGACTTCAGTTGGGGGCAGGAGAAACGGTATCGGCGGCCGGCGGACGCGGATGCGGCACGCATGATCGTCACCCCGGAGCTGACGCAGAAGTTGTCGGTGATGGCTGATCCGATGATGGACACCTACATCAGTGAGGACCTGTCGAACGCCGCCGGCTTGTTCAACGGTGTCGAACCACTGTATCCGGTTCCCGCCTACACGGAACCGACGGTGGTGCCGGTGACGATTGACGGTGCTGCGGGGGCGTCGGTGGTGTGCACGATGCGCCGATTCTGGACAGCAGAGGCAGGTGAAGAGTGAGCACCGTCGCCGAACTTGAGGATTTCAAACTGTGGGCGCGGGAGATCCGCGACCAACGCATTGAGCAACGCGCATCCCGGCCGTGGATCAGGTTGTGGGACGGCGACTGGAACTATCGCGGCCAGTGCGCGTCTGAACTGTCCGGCGACTTCGAGTGGATTTTGAACGACACTGGTTCTGGTGCGTTGAAGTTGCCGATCGACGACAACGATGAACGGGGAACGTTCCTCGCCTACTGGGCTTTGGAAGAACGGGCCACGAAGAACATTCACATCACTGTCGATAAGGATGGCGCCCGGTGGGGTGGGCGGATGGCGAAGGTCACCCTCCACAAGGACCCCAATGGGGATTACGTGGAGATCACGTTCAACCACGACTACGAAGAACTCAAAAACATTCACATCGTCCCGAACCCGTTCCTGCCAGTCAGTTTGGTGCAGTGGCCGAAGGTGTTCATGCTGGCCGGCCCATCCCGGTACGTGCTGAAGTTGGCGTTGTTCCTGAACCTGCTTCGCTTGCAGGTCACCAGCTTCACGTTGCCGACCGACCCCCTCAACCCGTCCTCGTGGTCGGGGTTGTCGTTTCTGGCGTGGCCTATCGTCGTGAAACCCCACTCGTTCGGGTCGGATGTGTCGACGTGGACGATCATTTCGTCCCGCATGAAGTCGTGGCATGACATGGCTGAAGGCATCCTGGCGGACGCCGAACTGTATGTGGAGTGCCGGCGTTGGCTGGATGGTGATCCTGATCCGTGGGATGGGGCGCCTCCGTTGCGTAACGGCACCCTGGTCATCGACATTGTCGACAAGTCTGGGTTTCGTACTGGCACATCGTTTGGTGGGAACCTCGCTACCGGGTTGACTCGTGCGATCGCTGATGTGACGTCCAATTATGTGGAGGACGAGTACGACCTGATCACTGGTGATCCGATCCCTGATGACGGGTATCGGGTGGCGAACCTGTTGGGCACGATCCCGGAGAACCCGTATGTGATTTATCGGGATGGTGAGGTGACGGGGATTCAGTCGGCAGAGTTCACGGAGATTCCGCCAGGCCCGACACGCATCACTGTGGGTGGCCGGTCGATGCCCGGAGTCAACGAGTTGATTTCGGCGGCAGTTAACTATGCCGGGGATGTGTTGGGCGACAACCTCGTTATCAACGGCTACGGCGTGGGCAGCCTGGGATCAGCGATCGACGCATTCCTCAACCCGCTGTACAAGGACTCGATACTGAGTTTCATGTCAGTTCCACTCATTCTGCGCGCCAACAGTTTGGGCTGGTCGCACTACATGGAAACCGTGGGTGCCGGAGTTACCCAGGCGTACACGCTGTCGGCGATCATGGATCTGCGTCAACGCCGTAGGGACACCGATGGGGACACCGCTCACACCATCCAAATCATGGATGCCGGCCCGTGGTTGATCGGTGACCAGGGCGAGGGGCACTGGTTTTTGGGGGACCGTATCGGCTCTACCAACAAGTATTTGGGTGCTCGGGTGTTTGTGAATCGGTGCCAGAAACTTCAGTTGGGTTGGGGTCGGGACACTCCTGTTGGTTGGCAGGCCACGTTGGGTGAGGTGCGTGCCGATAAGGATGCTGTCGGGAAGTTGGTGTCGATGGTGTCTGGTGTGATGGCTGATTTGCAGACGATCGGAGCGCTCGGATGAGTAAGGCGAAGGTGTCGGAGCGGGATGCTCGGGTTGAGAAGTTGACGCAGGCCATCATTTTCGCGCAGTTGTCGCAGGACCCGCCGGTGATTTTTCCGGCTGAGGCTGTGCGTGCGTGGGCTGAGGTGTTGGATGACTGTGGTGTTCGGCAGACCGATGAGTTGGCGGAGACGGTGCCGACGTTGCCGAATTGGATGACGCACGAGTTGAAGCAGTCGACGCCGGAGCAGGATCGGCCGGTACCGCAGCCGATGGCGGGTAAGGCGCGTGTGGCGCAGGCCCCGAAGATCCCGAAACACATCAAACCCTCAATCTAGGGGAACGGCTATGTCTTCTGACGATTACGCCCGCACCATCATTCAGGTCGGGCATGACATGGGTGTGAGTGTGCGTGGCATCAAGATCGCTCTCGCCACTGCGCTGGTCGAGACGAACTTGAAGAATTACGCCAACCGTGCCGTACCTGGATCACTCACTGTCCCGTACGACGCGATCGGGTCGGACTCGAAATCGGTTGGCCTGTTTCAACAGCAGCCCCAATGGTGGGGACGAGGCGATGGTATCGACCTGATGGACCCGGCCACCTCGGCGCGCCTGTTCTATGAGGCGTTGACGCGCATCGACTACAACGGTTCGAACTCGCCGGGATCGTATGCGCAGGCGGTGCAGCGCAGCTCTTTCCCTGACCGCTATGACCAGCGGTTCGCCGAAGCATCGGCACTCTACGACCGACTCAATACCGGAGGTTCCGTCATGCCGGATTACGGCATCACCAAAGTCATGCACGGCTACAACGCCACCAGCGTCGGCATCGGCAACTCGAATGGCCCGCGTGCGAAGACCCCGTATTTCGTGGTGCACACCCAGCAGGCCAAGTCGACCGCCGTCAACCTCGCCAACTTCTGCAACGGCACCGCAACAACCGGCAACCCGGTCGCCTACAACCTGTCGATCGACGGCAAAGACACCGTCGAGATCGTCCCGATCAGCGAGGGGCCGTGGGCGGCAGCCGACGCCAACAACCTCGGCATCCACGTCTGCATCGCCGGATCGTTTGCCCAGTGGTCACGCGGCCAGTGGCTCGATGCCGTAGATGATTCGGGCGACAACCTGAGTGAAGACCTTGCGATTACCCGCGCCGCGAAGGCGTTGGCTGCCGCCCACCAGCAGTACGGCATCCCCCTCGTGTACGGCGGTGACCGCGGCAAGAGCGGGTGGCCGATCAAGACCTCTGGCGTCGTCGGGCACATGGACTTCGGTAATCGTGGTGGTGGCCACACCGACCCCGGCATGGGGTTCCCCTTCGACGAGCTGATCAAGCGTGCACTCACCGCCGGTGCGGCACCAGTGGTACCGAACCTTATCGACGCCGCCGCAGCAGCCACACCGTGGGTGGGCGATCGCATCACCAAGGGCGAGAACAAGTTGAAGGATGGCGCATGGGCCGAGTTCACCGGCGCGCACATCTACTGGAAGAACGGCGCGAAGGCCGCCTACGTCATCCCGCACGGCGGCCTGTTTGAAACGTGGGGTGACGACTATCAGTGGGAAACCGGGCCTCTCGGCTACCCGACGCGCCCGTACACCAAACTCCCAGAAGGGGCAGTTCAGGCTTTCGAGCACGGCACCTTGCTCCGCAAGGATGGAGCCACCCAAGGCTTCTACGTGCACGGAGCGATCGGCGACCAGTACAAGGCGATGGGGTGGGAGGAATCCCCTCTCGGTTATCCCGTCTCCAACGAGGAGCCCGTCAAGGGGTCGGACAACATCGTGCAGAGATTCGAGCACGGAACCCTGACCTACGTGCCGACCGGCGTGAAGGTCGAACTCACCGGAAAGGCAGCCTGATATGAGCATCCTGAAAAAGTTGTGGGCGTACGAACCTGTCCGCCTCGTCCTGTATTCGGTCATCGTTGCGGTGGTCGGGTATTTCGTGACTCGTGGTGTGCTGAACAAGGATTTGGCGGACTTGCTGATCATTCCCGCTATTGCTGTGGTGATGGGTGTGCCGTTGACGGAGGTGGCGCGGTCGAAGGTCACTCCGCAGGTGAAGGTGCCGGACATCATCACCGAGAACGTGGATGCCGCGGTGTCGGATGTGAGTGGCCGTGTCGATGATGCGGTGGCGCAGGCGCGGGCGGAGATTGAGAAGCGGTTCGGTGAGCAGCCTGCCCAGGTCCTCGACGTTGTGAGTAAGACCGTCGAGGGCTACATCGGGCGTCACCGCAAATCATGAGCTTGCCCCTCAGCCCCGACGTGTGGAACTCCGTCGGGGTTGTCGGATTCCTCATCGTCGTGGTGGGGATCGCCCTGTGGGGGTTGAAACAGGAGTGGTGGGTTCCAGGGAAGTTTCACCGCGAAACCATCCAAACCCTCCGGGATTCCAACACTGAAGTGGTGGCGTCGAAGAATCAGACGATCTCGGAACTCAGTGAGGGACGTCGCGACGACAAGGTGGCCATCCAAAATCTGACGCGCACGATCTCTGAGTGGGATGTGGCGGGCAAGCTGCAAACCCACATTTTGGATTCGATTCGTCAGTCTTCCGCGGATCGGGAGGCGCGATGAAGTGGCCGTGGCAGCGTGAGATGGATGTGGTGAAGTCGCAGGCCGCGAAAGAGATCCAGGATGCGCAGTCGGAGGCCGAGTTGGCGCGGGCGGAACGGTTGCAGTCTGCGGCGCAGCGTCAACATGTTGAGTCGACCATCAATGAGTCGTTGGAGACGGTGAAGAAGTTGCGGTGGCATCTGGAGGAGAACGGGTGGACCGCACTGTTGCAGGATGCGTGGGGTGGCCGATGATCTGCCGTGTAGCTCACTGGTTGAAAACTCAGGAACCGATCGTTGGGGTGACTGCTGTTGCTGCGGTGATGGTGTGCTTTGCGTTCGTGTTGGATTTGTTCGTGGAGTTGGATTACCGGCTGGCAGCGAATATTTCGTTGCTGTGTGTGGCGTTGCTGGTCAACGTGTTCACCCTTCTGTACTTGTTCCGGTCGATCTGGTGGAAGAACGAGATCGGGAAAATCTATCTGGCGAAGTGTCTGGTGTTGTCGGCGGTGTTGGATCAGATTGCGTTGTCGTTGTGGTGGGATTTGGATTACCCGTTTCGGCAGCAGATTCGGTTCGCGATTTACACGTTGGGTGCTGTCGCGTATCTGCCGATGTTGGTGTCGTTGTTGCGTGAGCAGTCGCGTGATCGTCGGCGGGTGCGGGCGTGAGGGTCGTCAAGCTGCGCGGTACGGGGGAATCCCTGGGTGGGCCGAACATGCTGTCGTCTATCGAGGGTGATGATCTGGCGTATACGGCGGAGATTCGGCCGATTGGGTTGCGGTCGTATGCGGAGTCGGTGTCGGATGCGCGCCGACAGTTGGCCGTTGTGGATCAGGACGGCGCACCGTACATTCTGGTCGGCTACAGCCTTGGTGCTGCTGCTGCCGGTGATTTCGTGCAGTACGACCGGCCGAAACACTGCCGCGGTGTGGTGCTTATTGCCGATCCGAAACGGCACCGCCGCCAAGTGGCGAACAAAGGGGTCAACCCCAACAACTGGGGCATCGCGGGGGAACGATTCATTGATGCGGTGCAATGCTATTCGCTGTCCATCCCCGACGATCCGATCTCAGCGTTACCGGGCAACAACGGTATGCGCATGATCGCTGATCGTGTCACCGGTTTACGTCAGCCGTTGCCGTCGCAGTGGTGGAACGCCGGCTACACGTTGGACTGGCTACACCGATATTTGGTGGGCGGTCGGCACACGTCGTACGGGGTGGAACGTATGGCCGGTAACGGTGGCCGCACCTACATCGAACACGCACACAGCATTGTGGAGGGATTGGTGTGACACATCCAGGTTTGGGGTCGGGGTCGTCGCTGCCTCAGGGCGTTTTGCAGGCGTCTCAACTGGGAGGCGTGTTGCAGAACATCAACACGTCGTCGACGCAGTCCACTGCTACAGACAGGATGATTACACCGTTCTTGTCGACGCCTGGCGGCCTGTCGGGTGGGCCGATTGGGGCTGTTACTGATCTGTTCGCGGCGTTTGTGCAGGAAGTGGTGGAGGCCGACCCCGAGGCGGTGCAATCACCCGATGATGTGGTCGGGTTGCTGCCGAACTTCTTCCAATCGATCCTTGCTGATGTTCCCGTCATCGGTGACATCATCGAGATTTTGACGGGGGTGGAGGACGGCAACCTCGACGACCTCGGCACATGGGTGAACAACCTGAAGAACTGGTTGACCGGTGGGGATGTGTCGTCTGATCCGGGAGGTTGGTTCACTGGCCTCGGGGTGGTGGCGAGTGCTTTCTTCGCTCAACTCCTCGGCGGCTACAACGGCTCCACACCACCGACGCTGACACCCGCCGACATTGCGGCGATGGCCGCCTCAATCCAGAACCGCATCACCAACCTGGAATCAGGGGGGGCGCTGATCGAGTTGGGCACCTCGGGGACTGTCGACTTGTCGCAGTGGTCGACCTACAAGGTGTACATGTGGACAGGGGGATATGTGTCCGGACTCGGGTACGGGCGACTCGCGTTCCGTGTCTTCACCGCAGCCAGGCTGGAGTCGCTGGGGATTGACCTATCGGCCGTCCCGTTTGTGGTGGGTGCTGCTTCGGCGTCCACGTCGGCAGTCCGGAATCCATCAAAATTTGGAGGCTACGGGGCCTCCGAGTGGGCGTTTGAGAACGACCCCACGAAGAACTTCGCCATTGACAGCGACGGGTTCTCCAGGACTCTCGACTCGGATGTGTTAGGCGGTAGCGGCGGCGGCGGCGGCAACGGCCGAAATGTTGGATTCAGTAGCACCACCGCCGGGTCTGCCGGGTCTGCCGGGTCGTCGACCACCGCAGCCACGGGCGGGTCGGCGGGATCGTATGCGGATACACTTGCCGGCGGCCCGGGCTCGGCTGGAGGCGAAGCCGACTACCTTCCCGGAATCTATTCCGGCGGTGGTGGCGGTGGTGGTGGTGGCGGTGGCGGTGTTGACGGTTCAACACCAAAGAACGGTGGACCAGGCGGGAATGGTGGGTGGCCAGCCGGTGCACCAGGCAGCGGTGGACATGCCGGATCGCATTGGGCGGGCGGGTCAGGGGTTGACGGCTCATGGGGCGCGCCATCCAACGGCGGCATTGTGATTGAGGCGTCATGACCTTTTCGGTGCTCATTGATTCGTTGGATGGTTGGCCATCTCATAGCCGCGTGTACGAAAACGCTGGCGTGTATTGGATTGTGGTGTGCCCGGTGTCGACGATGCGGGAGCGGTTGGTGATGGCGCGGTCGCAGTTGGAGGCGGCCGGTATCGACACTGGGGGGCCTCTTCCGGAAGATTCTGTTGTTGGGCCGACTGCCATATTTCAGGCGGAAGTCACGCGGACGCCAGTGATGGCGCGGGTCCTTGACCCTGACACCCCAACGGGGGAGCCTCCGGAAAATCTGACGGTGGAGGTGTCCGAGGATGGTGCGGTCCGCACTTTCTATGTGGATGGTGTGCGTTGGGGCGGTAACCATTTGGAGCAGGTGGGGGAAACCTACACGGTCACTCCGATTGATGCTGATGGTGACCCGCTGAACGGTTTGACCCCATTGCACACACTCCCTGCTGGCACGTCGTTTGATGATGCGATCGCGTTTTTGGAGGGCGGTTCGTGATGACCGGAATCATCCTCGTGTAGTTGCCCCATAACTGAATACCGTCCACCCCCACCCACCCTGGTTGGGGGTGTTTGTCATGCCCTGAAAGGGGGACAGTAATGCCCGATGTGACATTCAAAATCAGTGACGGCTACCCGTCGATCACTGGGACACGCGATTTGCGGTTCCGTCCGCGAGAAGTGTTCCAAAACCCTGCCGACGACTCGATTGTGTATCCGAAGATCCACAACAAAAAATGCGCTCACGATGAGTTGGTGACGTTGGATTTGGCGGAGGGTCCGTGGTCAGTGGCGGGGTTGGCGGGCGCCAAGTCGGTTGATTTCGACGTCCCCGCTGAGGGCGGTGAGTTGTGGGGGTTGATTGCCGCGAACCTTGCGATCCCACCGCAAACGTCGGCGCAACGGTTGGCGCAGGTGGTGGCCGACTACGTCGACGAGCAGGGGATCACCCCGACGACGAACGAGACGGTGGCGGGATTCGTCACATCAGGAGCGACGAAAGCAGTACTTGACGGCGCGTATGCCCCGGTCGCCGGGGTTGGTGTCCATGCCGCCATTAAGTCGAACACCCCACCCGGCGGCACTGTCTACTACGCCCTCGCCACTCTGCCCCCAGACAACGGGGCCAACTCGGCCAGCGTGGAGATCACTGGACGAATCGGCGGATGGCTAGGCGCCGAATCCGCAACATGGAACATCTACCTATCCAACCGAACAGCGGGATACACCGGCGACGCAATCACCGGCGTCGTGACCGCCCAAGGCCAAGCCACTGTCGCCGCCCAGTTCTGCCGCGTAGCGGTCTACACACTCCCCGACAAATCGGCCGCAGTGTGGCTGCAAGTCCCGGCCAACCGATACTTCCTCCTTGATGTTCAGATCAAAGCGGTCCAGGCCAGCACCGCATTCACCGGAACACCTGCCACACCGGCCGGCACCCTCCGCTGGTCGTCTCAAACAGCACCTCGGACCGTGTTCGGCAACAACGGACTCGCCGGCTACCTGCCGGGCATCGTGGTCGACCGCGACGGCACCGAAACTCCCACAACCTTCAAAGTCGTCCGCGACCGTCGCGGCGACATCGACGATCTGATCCTGGAGGACTGAACACATGGCGCTCGCAAAGAACGAGGTCTTCGGGCGTTGGCCCGACACCGACGTCATCTTCGACTACAACTTTCTCGACAGCCCCGACCTGCATGGATTCGAGCAGCTTTACTCCGGGCACTATGAACCGCCTGTGGGCTGGGACCGCAAGGGCATGTGGATCGGTACCGAGAACGTCACCCAGCAGATCGCCACGGCGATCAAACGGATGACGTTCTACGAAGCGTTCGATTTCATCCGACTGGAATCGTGGGTGTCGCTGGCGATGTGGTACGGCGACAACGCGATCCGAGGGTTCGATGTTGGCCTCGACCTGTCCCTCGAAGGCGGCGACCGCCGCTACTACGCGCTACGACGACTGTTCTCCCGAAATGGAGGCATGACCCAACCGACGGCACGCTGGGACTTCAAGACCGGCGGAGACCTTGGCGCCAACCCGGC